CCGCCCAGATCCAGAGCGATCGCGTGCGCTGGGCCAAGGTCGTGAAGCAGGGCAACATCCGTGCCGAGTGACCGACGGGTGTTCGGGTTGGGAATGTCGCAACAAGCTATCCCATGCGTCGGCCTGAGCGGCGTCAGGGGTCTTGAGGCGCCGTTGTCACGTCGTTCCGAGCTATGCGAGGAATCTTCCGGGAACGGGGACTCCGTTTCGAGGAGGTGTCTCGCTACGCTCGACACGACGGATCGCCTGCAAGCCCCTTCGCTTCGCCCAGAACGACACCAGTTCGCTCACGCGCCGGCGACGTTCATCGAACTGCCGCATGGCAGCGACCTGAAGGGCGCGCCTGTCTGCCGCGGGGACGAATGAATGACGGTTGCTGACGCACCCTATTCGCTGGGCATCGATATCGGCGGCACGTTCACGGATTTGGTGCTTCATGATCCGCGCGACGGGCGCGCCGTCATCTGGAAAGAGAGCACCACGTCCGACGACCCGGCGCGCGGCGCACTGACCGGCACGCGCGAAGTGCTGCGCCGCGCCGGCGTGCGTCCGCGAGAGGTCGGCAGGGTCGTGCACGCCACGACGCTCTTCACCAACGCGCTGATCGAACGCAAGGGCGCACGGACCGGGCTGCTCACCACGGCCGGTTTCGCCGACGTGTTGGAGATCGCGCGCGAGCGCAAGTACGAGCTCTACGACATCTTCATCGAGATGCCCAAGCCATTGGTGCCGCGTCCCTGGCGGCGCGAGGCGCGCGAGCGATTGCGGCCCGACGGCAGCGTCGACGTGCCGCTGGACATCGATGGCGCGCTGGCCGAGGTCGCCGATCTCGTCGCCCAGGGCGTCGAGAGTCTGGCGATCTGCTTCCTGCACGCCTACGCCAACGCGGCCCACGAACGCGCCATTGCCGAAGCGGTGTCGCGGCGCTTCCAGAAGCTGTCGGTATCAATCTCGTCCGACATCGCGCCGGAAATCCGCGAGTATCCGCGGGTCAGCACGACGGTCGCGAACGCCTATGTGCGGCCGCTGGCCGAGGCCTACCTTGAGCGGCTCGAGACGGCGCTGCGCCGTGACGGAATCGCCGGGGCGCTGTTCCTGATGCTGTCCAATGGCGGGCTGACGCATGTCAGCGAGGCCAAGCGGGCGCCGGTTCAGCTGATGGAGAGCGGCCCGGCCGCCGGCGCGTTGGCTGGCGCCTGGTTCGGGCGCAACGCCGGGCTGGATCGCGTGCTGGCCTTCGATATGGGCGGCACCACCGCCAAGCTGGCCCTGGTCGACGACGGCCAGCCGCTGGTCGCCTGGGGCTTCGAGGCGGCACGCGAGAAGCGCTTCCTGCGCGGCTCCGGCCTGCCGATCCAGATCGCCACGGTCGAGCTGATCGAGATCGGTGCCGGCGGCGGTTCGATCGCGCGCAAGAGCGATCTCGGCACGCTCAACGTCGGTCCACAGAGCAGTGGTGCGCAACCGGGACCGGCGTGCTACGGTCGCGGCGGCACGGATCCGACCGTGACCGACGCCGATCTGGCACTGGGCTATCTCGACGCCGACTTCTTCCTCGGCGGCGAGATGAAGATCGACCGCGCCGCCGCCGAGACCGCGCTGGGCGGGTTGGCGCAGGCGCTGGCCGTCGATCCGGCGCGCATCGCCTTCGGTGTGCACGACGTCGTCAACGAGAACATGGCCGGCGCCGCCCGAGTGGCGATCGCCGAGCGCGGCCGCATCCCGGCGGAATACGCCCTGCTGGCCACCGGTGGTGCCGGGCCGGTGCATGCCTGGCACGTGGCGCGCAAGCTGGGTGTGCGCCGCGTCGTCTGTCCGCCCGGCGCGGGCGCGGGCAGCACCATCGGCATGTTGATGGCACCGGCACGTATCGACCGGGTCAGCAGTTTCAACGCGCCGCTGGCCGCCGCCGATTTCGCGGCCATGGAACGTCTGTTCGCCGCCATGCGTCAGGAGGCGCTCGAGGTCCTGCGGCCGACGGGCGCCGATCTTGCGTCGCGCACCGAGTTGCGCCTGGCTGACATGCGCTATGTCGGCCAAGGCAGCGAGGTCACGGTTGCCATGCCGGACGCGGCCGACGCGGCCGCGGTGCGGGCAGCCTACGAGACGGTCTACAGGGCGTTGTTCGCCCGCACGCCGCCCGGCGCGGCGATCCAGTTCGTCTCGCTGCGCCTGTCGGTGTCGGCGCCGATGCCCGGTGCCGGCGGGCCATTGGTGCTGCGGGCGCGGCAGCATACGCCGGAGGCGCGCCAAACCGGTGGCGTCTCTTCGGTCGGAGCGACCCATGACGCGCCACGGCGTGGCGCAGCCCCGGCGCATGACGATCCCGCGCTCAAGGGCATGCGACCAGTATACTTTGCCGAGGCGGGGCGGAGCATGAACACCCCGGTCTATGATCGCTACGCCTTGCGATTCGGTGTGCGTATCGACGGTCCGGCGGTCTTCGAGGAAAACGAAAGTACGTTCATTGTCGGGCCGGGCGCGGTCGCCGAGTTGCGATCCGACGGCTCCATCGTGGCGGAGATCGCGTGATGGTTCGCACCTTCGATCCGATCGAACTCGAACTGCTGTGGCGTCGGCTGATCTCGCTGGTCGACGAGGCGGCGGCCGCCATGGTGCGCACCAGCTTTTCGACCTTGGTGCGCGAAAGCTACGACTTCTCCTGTGTCATCACCGACGCCGACGGCCAGTCGCTGGTGCAGGCGACCGAGAGCATCCCAAGCTTCATCGGCACCCTGCCGCAGACCGTGCGGCACTTCCTCGCTGCCTTCCCCGCTGGGTCGCTGGCGCCGGGCGACGTGCTGATCACCAACGATATCTGGCTGGGCACCGGGCACCTGCCGGACGTCACCCTGGCCAAGCCGATCTTCCGCGACGGGCGGCTGGTGGCCTTCAGCGCCACCACGGCGCATCTGCCGGACATCGGCGGCAAGATCCGCAGCCCCGAGCCGCGCGAGGTGTTCGAGGAAGGCCTGCAGATCCCGCCGATGAAGTTTGTGGCGGCCGGCCGGACCGACGAGACCCTGGTGACGATCATCCGCAAGAACGTGCGCACGCCCGAGCAGACGATGGGCGATCTGTGGGCCCAGGTCGTGGCCCTCGACATGATGGAGGAACGGCTGGTCGAACTGATGCGCCAGCACGACCTGCCCGACCTGGCGGACCTGGCGCGCGAGATCCAGTCGCGTTGCGAAGTGGCGATGCGCGCCGCCATCCGCGAGCTGCCCGACGGCACCTATCGCAGCGAGCTGCAGACCGACGGTCTGTTGGACAAGCCGATCACCTTGAAGATGGCGCTGACCATCGAGGGCGATCGCATCGCCATCGACTTCGCCGGCACCGACCGGCAGGTCGATCGCGCCATCAACTGCGCGCTGTGCTACACCAACGCCATGGCGATGTACGGCGTCAAGGTCTGTACCTCGCCGCATCTGCCGAACAACGAAGGCGCCTGGCGGCCGATCGCGCTCAGCGCGCCGGAGGGCTGCATCGTCAACCCGGTGTTTCCCGCCTCGGGCGGTTCGCGCATGCTGATCGGCCACTACGTGCCGATGCTGGTGTTCGGCTGCCTCGGCCAGATCGTGCCGCAGCGCGTGATGGCGGCCTGCGGCTCGCCGCTGTGGGGCATGAACCAGTCGGGCGTCGACGCAAACGGCAAGCCCTATGCCAACATGTTCTTCTACAACGGCGGCATGGGCGCCAACGTGCGGGGCGACGGCATGACCTGCCTGTCCTGGCCGTCGAACGTGTCGTCGACCTCGATCGAGATCAGCGAGCACATCGCGCCGCTGCGCTTCCATCACAAGAAGCTGCGGCCCGACAGCGGCGGCGCCGGCACGCGCCGCGGCGGGCTGGGGCAGGAGATCCTGATCGAAAGCCGCAGCGACACGCCGATCGCGGTGTCGTTCGTCGCCGAGCGCACCGTGATCCCGGCCTTCGGCATCGAGGGCGGCGCGGCCGGCGCCACCGGCGAGGTGCGGATCAACGGCGAAAACGTCGATCCCAAGCGGCAATACGTGTTGAACACCGGCGACACCGTGACCTTGGCGACACCGGGCGGCGGCGGGCATGGTGATCCGCGGCAACGCGCGGCCGACGCACGACGGGCGGATGAGGCGGCGGGCTATGTGACGGCGACGTGAACGCGGTCGGTGGAGGCGTCGCGGGGCTATCGCACATGACCTTCAGTGCCTTCCCCCGGAGGGGGAAGGTGCCCGAAGGGCGGAAGGGGGATGGCTGATCGAACTCGATGCAACGGCGAAAGCCCGATGTCGTTACGGCATCCCCCATCCGGCGCTTCGCGCCACCTTCCCCCTCCGGGGGAAGGTATTGGTGAGGCTTCTAAGTTGTCGACGATAGCCCTGCTTGCGGCCGCCGCTACTCCGCCGCCTGCAGGCGGGCGAGCTTGGCGCGCTGGTCGTCCTCGCGGTGCTTCTTGGCGACCGCCGCCTTGCCGCCAGCGGTCTGGCTGAAGATCTCCAGCGCCTCGAGCTCGCCTTCGCTCGGCGGCGTGATGGCGAGATCGGTGTAACGGGCGTGCGCCGGATCGCGCGCCACGCCGCGGTAGATGCGCCAGCCGTCCCAGAACATCTTGGCGTAGCGCCAGGCCTTGCCGGCCGTCTCGGCCCAGTATTTCGGATAGAACACCAGCGGGCTCTCGATCGGCCGGCCGGCGCGGCGGTCGGTGCGGTACTTGCGGCGGAACACGCCGCCTTCCAGCGGATGCACCTTCTCGATGCACAGCATCATGTAGAACCACAGCATCAGCCGCATCTTGGCGCGCGGCCGGCCGTCGGGCAGGGCGGCGGCGCGGCTGATCACGGTCTTGAAGTGCTCGGGGCTGTAGTAGGCGTGCCACGCTTCTTCGTAGACCCGCTCCCATTCGGCGTCCGACATCCGCGCGTGGTGCGTGACCCGGTGGTTGAGGTCGTATTTGTTGAGGTCGGGGTCCATCCAGATCTTGCTGGCGAGCAGGTTCTTGTGGTCCTCCGAGCCCGGCAGCGGCGTCAGGAAGAAGAACTCCAGCAGGTCGACCGGCAGCTCGCGCTTGATGATTTCGATGTCGCGCAGGATCGACTCGCGCGTGTCGTTGGGGAAGCCGAGGATGTAGCCGGCGTAGGTCGTCACACCGTGCTGGCGCCACTTCTGCAGCATGTAGCGGTATTCGGTGATCTTGTTCTGCCGCTTCTTGGCGGCCATCAGATTGTCGGGGTTGATGTTCTCCAGCCCGATGAAGGCGCGGTTGACGCCGGCCTTGGCCGCCTTCTCGATGAAGCCCGGGATCTTGTGGCAGAGTGTGTCGACCTGGATCACCAGCTTGAACTTCAGGCCTTCGGTCTGCCGCAGGTGGATCAGCCGGTCGAACAGATGTTCCCAGTCCTTGTTGCGCGCGAAATTGTCGTCGGTGATGAAGAACTTGCGCACGCCCTGCTTGGCGTTGTCGCGGATGATCAGCTCCAGATCGTCGGGCGTTCGGAAGCGGCTCTTGCGGCCCTGCACGTTGATGATGGTGCAGAACGAGCATTGGAAAGGGCAGCCGCGGCCGAGGTCGAAGCTGGAGCGGTGGCCCTCGGTGCGGCTGACCGCGTCGCGCCACAGCATCGGCACCGGCTGGCCTTCGAGCGCCGGCAGCTTGTCCATGCGGTTGTAGAGCGGCTTCAGGGTGCCGGCCCAGGCGTCGCGCAGCACCTCGTCGAGCGCGCCGTCCTCGGCCTCGCCGGCGAAGATCGCGATGCCCAGCGCCTGCGCCTCGCGGATTTCCGCCGGCAGCTCGGCCAGCATCGAGATACAGCCCGAGACGTGAAAGCCGCCGATCGCGACCCGCATGCCCAGCGCCAGGAACTGGCGCGCCAGATCCATGGTGCGCGGAAATTGGTTGGACTGCACGCCGATGAAGGCGATCAGCGAGCGGCCGCCGGCGCGCTGGATGTCGGCGACGATCCGGCGCGGCCGGATGCGGAAGTTGGTCTCGTCATAGGCCGACAGGCGCAGCTCGACGTCGGGCCCGAGCACCTGCCGCTTCTGGCAGTCGAGCGCCAGGCCATGCACGGCCGCCAAGGTGTTGGCCGGGATCGCTGAGCGTAGCCATTGGATCGGGTAGCCGTCGTCGTCGTAATGCGTCGGCTTGATCATCACGAAATGGAACAGCTCGGGGGATGCCATTTTTTCGCCTTTTTTTGATCCGCCGCGTGGCGGACCGCTCGCGGGCGTCGAAGCCCGCGTCTCACTTTCCGCCCATCGCCGTGCCGCCGACCGGCGGCGTCACGATGGTGAGCGCGACATGTGCCCTGAAAGCCCCAAGGTCCTGCCGTTGGTGCTGTTATAGCCTATCCGGTGCGTGTGGCGATACGGCGGTCAACACCTTGATTTCGGCCGGCCGCCGCCCTGTGGGCCGGGGGATCGCCCCTGCCGGCGCGGTCCGAGCTCTGGAACCGGCCCGCGCCGGGCGTGGTCGGGCCGGCGGCGGGCGGCCCGGCGCCACGCCGCCTACGGCTCGTTGCGGCCCAGCTGCAGGTCGGGCTCGAAGGGGTAAAGCGGCTGGCGGCGCTTCTTGTAGTCGAACAGCTTGAGGTCCGAGCTGGTCACGCCGTCGCCGTCGCACATCACGATGTGCCTGGCGATCGGCTCGAAACCGGCGCGGAAATGCTGGCGCGACTTGATCAGCACGTACTTTTTGCGCCGCGGGTCGATGCCGCAATGGGTGAAGACGCCGAGGTCGTAGGGCTCGCTGCGGTTTTCCGAGACCACGATCTGCATGGCGCCGGTGTCGAGCACGGCGGTGCGGCCCATACGCACCTTGGTGCCGGTCGCCATCGGGCCGGTGACGACGAACTCGCCGTCGGTGATGCATTTGACCGTGCCGGTCACTTTGAGCGGTTTGCCCTTGAGATTGAGCTGCGGCATGTCGACCTTGCCGCCGAGCTCCAAGGTCACGGTGGCGCCGACCCCGGCCTCGATCATGCGGGCGACGCTGATCGGATCCCAGATCGGCCCGGCGGCGACGTCCTGCAAGCCTTGCTTGATCGCCTCCTCGACCACGCTCATGACGTCCTGCGTGCCGCCCGAGGCGGTGTTGTCGCCATGGTCGGCCAGGATGATCGGCCCGCCGTCCAAGGTCTTGGCGCGCGCCACCTGGGCCGACAGCTTCTCGCCGGTGTAAAGGAAGGCCTCGCGTCTTTCCCACGCCGTGTCGAGCAGCTGGTTCAACAGGATCTCGCCTTCGGCGATGCGGCGGTCGCAAACAATGACGGCTGAGCATGAAAGATGGGGGATGTCCGCCTGTGGGAAGCCGCCGAACACCGAGGCGTTGAGCACGTGGCCTGAATCCTCTGCCGTGTTGGCGCGGTCCATGATGTCTTTCATCGGTTGGCGCGAGGGCGTGTGCGACAAGGTGCTGGTCAGCATCGGCCGGAAGCCCCAGACCATCTTCGGCTGCACCTCGCCGTTCATGGCGCGCACCAAGGTGCGCGCGGCGCGCTCGGCGGTATGGCCCATGTCGATGTGTGGATAGGTGCGGTAGCCGGTCACCACCGTGGCGTTGTCGACCATGGCCGCCGTCATCTGGGCGTGGAAGTCCAGCCCGACGGCGATCGGCAGGTCAGGCGCGATGGCCCGGATGCGCCGCAGCAGCTCGCCTTCGCCGTCGTCGAAATGCTCGGCCACCATGGCGCCATGCAGGGCCAGGAAGGCGGCATCACAGCCCTGGCGAATGGCGCCGACAATGGCGCCGCACATCTCCTCGTAGGCGGCCTCTTGGACGAGGCCCGAGGGATGGGCGCTGGCGGCCATCGGGACGGCAAAGTCGGCGCCGATGTCGCGCGCCACGCCGATAAAGCCGCCGATCTGGGTGTTGGTCCCGGTAAATTCCGCGATCGCCGCGTCACCCGCCATCGCCCCCATGCGACCAAACGACGCCAGGGGGGTGGGGACCGGGGAGAAGGTATTCGTTTCGTGCATCATCATGGCGATGACGATCTTGCGGCGGGCCATGCCTGTCTCCAGCTGCGGATCCGGAAGCTTCATCCATCACGGGGCGACCGTCGGACCGGCCGCCACGGACCGGGCCTAAGGCTTTGATGTGGCGTCATGTTGCCCGCGCGCGGCGCGGATTTCCAAGCGGGGTTCGTTGGGATGTGGGATGAGGAAAATGCATGAGACGCATGTAAATTTCTGCTGCGTTGCAGAACCGCAACAGCCAAATCCAGGTAAACAGCCATTTAGTGAATTGAAAAGTAACGAATTTGAGTCCTCTTGATTTCCGTTCGCAGGTGCACCATATTTGATCTGTGACAAACGCCGCTTGTCGGCCTCTGTGTTTGTCATATGCCCGTCTTGGGCGTTTCCTCCCTAAAACTCGGGCGGTGTCGATCGACACCGCCTTTTCTTTTGTCAGGGCGCGGCGCGTCGGGGCGTGCGTCTGCCCGACCTGAACGCGACTCAGGCGCAGGCGCCGGCCGCGGCTATTCGGCGGCGTTGCGGGCAGCGATCCAAGCGGGAAACGCCGAATGGCCCAGGCTGGTGCGGCCGATATCGTCGATCAGGTCGGCAAGGCGCCGGGCGAGCAGGGCGAAGGCCGGCGTCGGGCGCAACGCGCGCTCGTCCATGTAGAGCGCGCGGTTGATCTCGATTTGCAGGACGTGCACGCCTTGGCTCGGTGCGCCGTAGTGCTGGGTGGTGTAGCCGCCGGCGTAGGGCTGGTTGCGCACCACGCGGTAACCGTGAAGGTCGAGCCATTGCTCGGCCAAGGCCGTCAGTGCCGGCGCGCAGGCGGCGCCATGGTTGTCGCCCAAAACGAAATCGACCCGACCGACGGGCGGCTGCGGCCTGCCCGGTGATGTCGAGGGCATCGAGTGGCAGTCGATCAGGATACAATGGCCGAACCGTTCGCGGGTCTCGGCAATGAGCCGCTCGAGCGCCGCGTGGTAGGGCCGATAATACCAGGCGATGCGTCGTTCGAGCTCGGACAGCCGCAACTTGCCGCGGTAGATGGCCTGCCCGTCGAAGGCCACCCGGGGCACCGTCCCCAGGCCGGCCGCGACCCGTGGCGATCGCGTGTTCGCGAAGGCCGGCAGGCGGCCGTCAACCATGGCGGGATCGATCTCGTAGGGCTCGCGATTGGCGTCGACATAGGCACGCGGGAACAGCGCCCGCAAGAGCGGCACGCCGCGGTCGACTGCCGGTGCGAAGAGATCGTCGACAAAGGCGTCCTCCGAGCGGCGCAGGACGGCAACATCAAGATGCGTCTGTTCCAGGAAGTCGGCCGGGTAGGCGGCACCGCTGTGCGGCGAAGCCAGGACCACGGGCAAGGACTGCGCCAGCGGACGCAGAATGTCGATCGGGGCGAGCGACTCCATGACCTTGCATAGACGGAATCGCCGGCCGCGTCACCCCATCGGCGGACATCAACGGCGCGGCGTGGATCACCGGCGTCTTGCCAAGCGCCGGATGATCGGCTAACACCGCGCCGACCTCGCCGGAAGCCCTTCACGATGCAGGGGGCAATAGGCGTGCGGGCGCGTAGCTCAGCGGGAGAGCACTACCTTGACATGGTAGGGGTCACAGGTTCAATCCCTGTCGCGCCCACCACGCTTTCTGGCCCGCGTTGCTGAATTCGAGCTGTGTGCCGATGCGCCTCGAGGCACATCGCGACGTTGGCAGCCATGCGCGCGTCTTGTGCGTGACGTTTGCTGCAAGTCCTGGGCTGGCCGAAACCCGGCGTGTCGAACCCGGTCGTGGAGCCGCTTCAATCCGTCGGCCGCGCGATCCGCGCCAACGTCTGCCGTGCCGAAACCGCCGCGCCAGACATCGAGCAGCGCACGCCATGGCCGATGCTGACGGCAATCCCCGAGATGCGCGGGCAAAAGGCCGGTCGCTGTCAGGCGGCCACTTCGTGTCGCGACGCCGCGCGTTGGCCCGGTCGCGGCATGAGCGCCGCGCGCACCGCGTCGACAGCGTCGGCCAACCGTCGCATGTCGCGCCGATAGCGCGTCCAACGACGGGCAAGCTCGCTGGCAGCCATCGCGGCCTGGCGCTGGTCGCCTCGTCCGCGCCAGTGGCGGACACAATCCAGATGGGCGCGCAGCATCTCGCGGTCATAGGCCAGATCGCGCCATAGCCCGGCGGCATTGAGCGCCAGCGGGCCAAGCGCCCGCCACGTCGCGGCCGCCGCTTCGGTGTCGAACGTCCGAGGCGCACCAAACAGAGCGCAGATGGCAATCGCGAGCGGCGCCGAGGTTGGCGCCGGCGCGCCGCGCGTCGGCAGGACGCCCCGCCAAGCCGGGCACCAGGGGCGGCGTACCTCCTGGCAAAGCGTTGTCCATGCCACTGGTGACCCGCAGTTCATGCCATCGCGTCCGGTAATGTAATGGCATTGTTTATAGTATTTATGCCCCACCGTGTCAATAGGCGTCGTGCCATGGCTGTGGAGAAATGCGCGGCGTATCGTTTCACGCAAACACGGCACTGGTCACCATATGCAGATCGGAGACTTCCGCGGCCGGGAATTCCAGCGAGCGCGGCGGATTGCTTTGCGAGACCACGACCTTTGACTGGGTGACGCGGTCCAGCCGTTTCACGTAGGCGGCGCCGGAGTTCAGCACCAGCACGCAGATCCGGCCGGGCTGGGGTCGCCGATGCGGATGCACGAACACGATGCTGCCGTGCGGCAGATTGAAGTCGGACATTGAATCGCCGTCGACATACAGAGCGTAGGCGTCGCGCACGCTGGCCAGTTCCGGGCTGCGCCACGTCCAGTCGATCGTGCCGTCGCCGAGGTGGATGACACCGTCCGGCCCGCCCTGGGCGCGACCGCGGATCGGTAAGTCGCGCTGACCATAGCTCGTGCTGCCGCTGGCCGGCCGCACGTTGGATGGTGGCAGGGGCGTCGGTGGCCCGCCCCCGGTCTTCAGCACCTTGTCGTCCGGCAGCTCAAGCATCTGAGCCAATGCGATGCGGGCGTCCTCGGCCAGTTTGCGCGGCTTGCCGCGGCGGATGAAGCCGAACAGGTAGGTCTCGTTCTTGCCCATGCGCCGCGACGCCTCGGCGAAGGTGATGCCCCGCTCGCGCAGCAGGCGGTCGATGAGGGCGCGGACGGACTCGTTGTTGTCGGTCATGGCGGAGGCCTCTGCTGTCTCGGGGCCGCCCGCATCGGCCGGCGGCAGCCCGTTATCCACAACGCAATGGTAATCACGCCATATCGCTTTGGGAAGCGGCATGTTAGCCATTGACTATGGCAAAAATATATTTACTATCGCCTGTTATTCAACCAGCGCCGCTGCCGATTTTGCTGTGCCGCGCGTCGGCCGCGTCCGTCCGAAGGGAGCCGACATGCGATCACCGACAAGCCGGCGCAGCATCGTGCGGTCTGCCCGGTCCGTGGACGGCCGGTCGCCGCCGGCTGCCGGCGACATGACGCGTCGCCACCGCCACACCGAGGGATGCCTGCCATGACCCGCATCATTGAACAGCAAAAGGGCGCCATCGGTATCGGTGCGCGCCAGGATCCGCGGGCGCAGCGGGCGCGCCAACGGCGGCAGCGCCGCCTGAAGCTGACCGCCATCAAGGACGGCGATCGTGGCACGCCGGAACTGGCGCGTCACCACAAGCTGGCCGACGACATGACCTCGGTCGATGGCATCGAGGCGGTGGTCAAGCGGGTCGCCGACCAGCGCCTGATCGACCGCTACCGCAGCCGCGGCGATCTCGACGAGGGGCAGTGGCGCGCCGCCGACAAGCTGGCGGCGCTGGCGTTCCGCGCCGGACTGATGCCGCGGGTCACCATGCGCTACACCGACCTGCCGCGCAGCGCCGGCACGGCCGAGGATTACCTGGCGGCGCGCGACGGGGCGCGCGGCGACTGGCTCGAGGCCATGCAGGTGCTGGGCAAGTCGGGCAAGCTGGCCGCCGTGGTGGTCGCGGTCTGCGTCATGGAGCAGAGCGCCGCCGACTGGGCGCAGGCCAACGGCCTCTACCGCGGCAAGCGGGCCTCGGTCGAGGGGCTGACCACGTTGCGCCTGGCGCTCGACCGGCTGGTCGAGCATTGGCGGCTGCGCTGAGGGTCTGACCGAGCATGCGGAAAACCGCTTCATGGTGAGCCTCTTCATCCCGAGCTTGTCGAGGGACGAACCATGAAGCGCCGCACCAATGCCGGTGCGAGGCCTTCAAGGTTCGACAAGCTCACCATGAAGGCGACAGGGGCGGGCGGTTTTCGGTCGGGCTCTGAGGCGCCTGTACGTCGCCGGCAGAGGCGCGTTCGACCGCCTGCCGCGTCGTGCGAGCGGCGGCGGGCCGCGAACGGGTGTCTGACCGGCGCCGCGACATGTTGTCCTTTCAAATCGTTACAAATATACCTTAATAAGAACTGAAGGTTTCAAATACTGAAACTGTGATATTCAAATACACAATATATAGATTACACGTATGTATTTTTATTCAACATCATGTTTTATTTTTTGTTCTTGACTATCGGGAGCACCTTGCGTAAGCTGTTTATCATAAACGTCGAACTGCGCCCGGCCGGACCCTCCGCGCCGGGCGTTCGCATTCCGGAGAGCCGCCATGCCGCGTGCACCCGCCACGAAGTCGCCCCACGGCAAGCCGTCGGGCGTCAAGGTCTACAAGCCTGAGTTCGTGCCCAACGTCGAACGGCTCGGCCGCCTGGGCGCCACCCTGGAGCAGATGGCGGATTTCTTCGGCGTCACCCGGGCGGCGATCCAGAAATGGATGCGTCGCTATCCCGATTTCGCCGCGGCGCTGAACCAGGGCCGGCTGTGGGCCGACACCCAGGTGACCGAGTCGCTGTACCGGCGCGCCATGGGCTACGACTACGAAGCCGAGCGGGTCGTCGTGCCCGTCAACGGCGCGGCGCCGGTCCACACCAAGTTCAAGGTGCATGTGCCGGCGCACCCGACCGCCTGCATCTTCTGGCTCAGGAACCGCCGGCCCGATCTGTGGCGCGACACCTGGCGGCACGAGCACACCGGCCGCAACGGCGTCGTCCTTCCGCCGGCGCCACTCGACGAGATCGAGGTCGCGCGCCGGGTGGCTTTCCTGCTCGCCAAGGCCGATGCCGCCAAGGCCGAGGAAGAGGCGGCGCGCGCCCGAGCCGCGGAGCAAGAGGCGCGGTCCAAGGCCAAAGGCGCGGAAGATTCGGCGCACGTCCCCACCGCGGACCGTGGGGGGCGCTCCAAAGCCTAGACGCCGCCGCTCTCTGATCGCTCAACCGCGCGGCCGCCACGTCGCGCGCGGCGGCGGTCCGCTCCGATCGGAGTCGGGACGGCGCGGCGGAACCGCGTGGCGAACGCCGCCCTTCATCGTCGCTCGGCTTCGCCACTCGGAGCGGATCTCCCTGATACCGCCGCACGGAAGGCTGCTCGGCCTGTCGCGCAAGGGCGATCCGGTCGCCAGCGGCAAGGAGATCACCCACCCGGCGGCCGACGTGTCGATCGCGATCGGCGCCGAAGTGGCCAACGTGCACACCATCACCCTGCGGTTCAAGAAGGTCGACGGCGGCGACGTCGATGTCGTCACGCCCTTCTGGCTGGCGGTGTTCACCGACGCCACCGCGACGGCCTACGCCACGACCGGAGGCAGCACCGGCGTCGCTATCGGCACCGATGGCGCGCTGCTGGCGGTGGTCGCCAAGAAGCTGTTCCACTCCAGCACCGAGGCCGACGGCGACTGGGACGGCACCTGGACCGACACCGGCACCGAGCAGGTGGCGCTGGGCGTCATCCTGCCCACCGGCCGGCTGGTGATGTCGGCCGCCTTCGCCAACGCCTAGGAGCGCCGAGATGGCCACGCGCAGCGCCAAGTCGCTGGTTTCGCGACGTCGACGCGCGTGCTGACATGCGGTTCGGCATGACGGCATGGAAAATATCTATTAAAAACAATTAGATAATGAGAATTCGTATGTCTATTGTCTGGCTGCCGATGAGGGCCAGATTCTCGAAAACGGACCTTTCTCAAGCTGTCAAGTGATCTGTAAGGCTGTAAAGTGACTTGTCAGTCAATGAGGGTCGGCATGGGCCAGAAAATGGCGCTCGCGCCAGTGTACTTCGCAATTGTCCAGGCTCGCTTCAATCAGATCCTGGCCCTGGACTCTTACGCTCCTCAAATTCAGGAGCGGATGCGCAAACATGGCTACCCGGACTTTCAGAAGGGGATTCTCACGACGTTGAACCTCGCCCCCGCCGCCGCGAACCTCGCGCCCGCCGCCGCGACCGAGGCAGTGGCCGCGCACATGCCTGTTGTTCAAGAAACTCGGTACGTGTTCTCGAATATGGAGCTCACATCTGGATTCGTTCTCAACCAGAACGCCCTGTCGTTCCAAACGACCGAGTACGATGTGTTTGAGACATTCTCGGCGGACTTCTTGAAGGGACTCGAAGCGGTGCACGAGGCCGTCGATCTGACTTACGTAGATCGAATCGGACTGCGATATCTTGACACTGTCTTTCCCAGGACTAATGAGGAGCTCGCCGAATACCTCGCGCCGGGGGTCATGGGTTTGACCGGAAAGCTCGGCGCCGCGGTGATCCATGCGTTTTCCGAGACATTGCTCAAGACAGAGGACGCGTATGTCCGCTCAAGAGCAAGTATCGAAAAAGGCAAGGTAGCGTTCCCACCCGATCTGACGCCCATGACGCTGAGAGTTGCCGAGCGATTTCGGAATCTTGAGGGTCCCCATGCGAGGTTGGACACGGATGGGTGGACCGATCAGCGTGAGCCGTTGGATATGTCCCGCGTGAGGCGTCGCCTCGACGTTATCCATGATGCCGTGGTCGACGCGTTCCACGCCACTGTCACTGATCATGCCCTCAACGTATGGAGGTGACCATGCCCGCAACTGCACTGGCTGATTCACCCCGAACGACCCCGTACATCGTTCGCTCTATGTCACTCTCGCTTATCGGGTACGAGACCGGGACTGGCGGGGAGGCGACCAACGAATACCTCAAAGCCCGCGGGATCAGAGGATACCGCAACTTAGACTATGACCCGACAGCCCGCTCGCCCGAGGACGCCTCCGTTCCTACGCCAGCGGAGAATCTGGCGCGAGTTCGCAGCGTCCTTCAGCCCGCGATAACAGATCTTGCGAAGGCGCTTGGTGTTTCCCGTCAAGCCATTTACGACTGGCAGGCGGGCAAACCGATCGCTGCGGACAACGCCACCCGCCTGGTGGACCTGGCGCGAGCGGCGGATGTCTTCGCACGCGAAGGCCTGACGACCACCGCGCATATGCTGCGCCGACCTATCGCGTTCGGAAAGAACCTCTTCGAGATTGTCCGTGACGGCGGTTCCGCCGAAGTCGCTGCCCGGCAGCTTGTCGATATGGTCAGGCGAGAGCTGGTGCAGCGCGCAGAGCTGGACAGTCGGCGGGCGGATCGAGAGCGGCCAGCCCGCGATCAATATGATGACGCGGGCGTCCCAATGCTTGATGAGAGGTCGTGATCCGCGATGGTCGGCTGGAATCGGTCTACGCCGTGGCGCCAAGGCCATATGCTGGACGATTCCGCCGCAGCTGCCGTCGGCTTGATCGAGTTCGGCCAATCCAATGACCTCGTGGTGATGGTCATCTCCCATGACTGCGATTTGGCCCAGGAGCCGGAAGTCGAACCTGATGTAGAGGTGATCGCAGGACGGCGCATTGACCGATCAGACGGCAACTTCACGCACGCCAAGAACCCGCGCAGGCTGCACTTGGCAGTTCAAGAGGGCGGAAACGTCACTTGGATCGAGCTTGTTGCCAGTCGAAAGCGGCTGGTGGCCAAGGCCGAATTGGCGAACCACCAGCCTCGGGACGACGTTTCACTGCTCGATGACGATCGAACCAGACTTCAACTCTGGCTCGCGGCACGCTACCGGCGGACGGCCTTTCCCGATGAATTCGAAAACCGCCTGGCTCAAACTGGACTTGCGGGCCGCTTGCAAAAAATCCTAACCCGATCGGGCCACCTGTTGCTTGCCGTCTTCTTCGAAGTCGATGAAGGTGTGGAGCGATCGCACAACGTGCCGGATGATCCATACACGTTGGGAATATATCTTGTGTACGACACGGCGAGCGATCCAACAGCGGCTGAGGCCGCCGCATATGAGGCTGCCACTCAGATTGAATCGGCGTTTCGCAGTCGCTGTTTCGACAGTGCGACAAACGTATGGCGAGAGATTGAGCTGTTGTTTTGTCAGCTCATCGCGGATGAGGCGTTGACCTTCGCACAATCGTTGAAGTTCAAACGCTGGAATGCGGACCACATCAGCCTGCGCGACACGCCGCAACACCCGCTGTCGCAGTGACAGTTAGCTTGAGCACTTTGTCGAGTTAGGCTGGAGCGTGTTGGCACGCAAACAATCGCGCGACCTTGATCGACCGATCCTAGTCAGCCCGCCTTGCCGGCGGGCTTTTTCGTTCAGGAGACGACATGAGCAAAGCCATCTGCTTCAGCGACATCATGGACGGCACCTGGACCGACACCGGCGCCGAGCAGGTCGCGCTGGGCGTGATTCTCCCCACCGGCCGGCTGGTGATGTCGGCCGCCTTCGCCAACGCCCGGGGAGCGCCAAGATGGCCACGCGCGGCGCCCATTCGCTGGCGGACAACGAGCGCTTCGTTGTCCGCACTTCCTGGACCGGCCTGCTGAACGGCCGCGCCAGCGTGACGCCCAAGTTCGGGCCGTTCGCCGACCGCCCGGTGCGCGCGGCAGGGCGGTGATGGGTGTGGCGGAAGCTGCGACACACCAGCTTGAGCGCGCACGCCCATCAAGCGGCCTATGGCACGCGATCAACCGGTTGGAGACGGCGATGCTCGATGACCTGCTCGCCCGCCTCGCCGCGATGTCGGCGCACGCCCGCGCCGACGTCGACCGCCAGGTCATCGACGTCAGCCGCCGTCGGGTCTGGATTCCGAACGAAGGGCCGCAGACGCAGGCGCTGCTCAGCCGTGCCGATGTGCTGCTCTACGGCGGCCAGGCCGGCGGCGGCAAGAGCGACCTGCTGATCGGGTTGGCGCTGACCGAGCATCGCCACGCGCTGATCATGCGGCGCATGCACAAGGAGCTGCGCGCCCTGACCGAACGCGCCATCGCCCTCGGCGGTCGCGATGGCTTTGCGCTGCAGCCGGTGCCCCGCCTGCGCACACTCGACGGCCGGCAGATCGAGTTCGGGTCGGCGCAATACCTGGGTGACGAGCGGAGCTGGCAGGGTCAGCCGCACGATCTTCTGGCGCTGGACGAGGCGGCGCAGTTCCTCGAGGCGCAGGTCCGCTTCCTGATGGGTTGGGTGCGCACGACCGAGCCCGGCCAGCGCACCCGGACCGTGCTGGCCTCGAACCCGCCGCTGTCGGCCGACGGCGACTGGATGATCGGCATGTTCCGGCCGTGGCTCGACGTCACGCATCCCCATCCGGCGAAGCCGGGCGAGCTGCGCTGGTTCATCACCGACCCCGACGGCAAGGACGCGGAAGTCTCCGGGTCGGACCCGGTCGAGATCGATGGCGCGTGGCTCTATCCAAAGTCGCGGACCTTCATTCCGGCGCGACTGAGCGACAACCCGTATCTCGTCAAAACCGGCTATCGGCGCGAGCTCGATGCGCTGCCCGAGCCGGTCCGCTCGGCCGTGCGCGACGGCAACTTCATGGCGGCGCGCGACGACGACGAGAAGCAGGTCATTCCGTGGGACTGGATCCGCGCGGCGCAGCGGCGCTGGATACCGGGACCGCCGCGCGACGTGCCGATGACGGCGATGGCGGTCGACGTGGCGCGGGGAGGGCGGGACGAGACGGTGCTGGCGACACGCTATGGCGGTTGGTTCGCGCCGCTGCTCGCCAAGGCCGGCGTCGACACCAAGGACGGGCCGTCGGTGGCGGCGCTGGTGTTCGGCGCGCTGCGCGACGGCGCGCCGGTGATCATCGACATGGGCGGCGGCTGGGGTGGCTCGCCGCTCGATCACCTGAAGCAGAACGGCATCGACGTCATGGGCCATCTCGGCGCCGAGCCATCGCACCGCCGCACGCGCGACGGCAAGCTCGGCTTCGTCAACCGTCGCGCCGAAAGCTGGTGGCGCCTGCGCGAGGCGCTCGATCCGCACCAGCGCGAGGGCAGCGCGATCGCTCTGCCCGACGATCCGCGCCTGGCCGCTGACCTGGCGGCGCCGCGCTGGGAGCTGGGGGTGCGCGGCCTTCAGATCGAGAGCAAGGACGAGATCAAGACCCGGCTGGGCCGCTCGCCCGACCGCGGCGACGCCGTGGTGATGTGCTGGCACGACGGCCAGAAGGCGTCGGAAAAGGCGCTGATCGAGTGGACGATCGGCAACGGCCGCGGGCCCGTGGTGAATGTCGGGTATGCCGCGGCGAAACGCCATCTCGGGCATCGATAGCGGGGCATTAACTGACAAACGACTGGCCTGAGAATGGGGGCCAAGCGATGCCGGGCAAGTGGGGCACTCCGGCGCCCGAGGTGACGGAACCGCTCGAGCCGGTCGAGCTCCCGCCGGTGACGCCGGGGCGCGACCCGGTCGAGGACCTCAAGCGCCACAAGCGAGCCCGGCGAGACAACGCGACGGCCAAAGCGTTGGGTCTCGAACCGGTACGCGAGGTCGAGCCGGGAAACGCCGCGGTCTTTCCGCCCCACATGCGCGAAAACGACGTCCGCCTGTTCGAGGCTTTGATGGAGCTGTCACCGGCCGCCGCGACGCGCGACGCGGTCCACGCCCTGGGCGCGCTGTTGCAAGCGAGAGACGCCGGCGACGCCAAGGGTATGGCGCTGGCCGGCGGCGCGCTTGTGCTGGCCGCCGCCGGCATGGCGCCGGGTGTCGGCGGGTTGGGTCGGCGCGGCGGCAAGCTGGCGATGGACCAAGCCTCACGGATGGCTCGCGCGAAGAAGCTTGGGTGGGATGTGGATGAGGTCGTCTATCATGCCACGGGCGCGGACTTCCCGGCATTTCGAAAGCGCTTCTTTGGAGGCGCGACAGGCGCTCTTAGCGAACCGGCGTTCTTTAGCACGACGAAGCCGGCAGTCGCCGATAGCTACCTGCCCGGCAGGTACAACAGAACGTCGGGTGGCCTAGCCCGCGAATACCGCGAAGGCGCGAACGTGATGCCGCTGTTCTTGCGCCACAAGGAGAAGTACCTCGTCAAGGACATGGGCGGGCAACGATACACGACGGCTATCGTTCGCTCCGCGCTGGCAGAGGCAAGACGGGAAGGGCGACCCGGCGTCGCGTTCCGCAACTTTGTTGACCCTGGCCACTTCGAGCTTCCAACGGCGCTCGGTGACCCCATGACCCCGACGACGGTCTACGCCACCTTCGCGGGCAAAGATTTCCGGTCGATCTTCGCCACCTTCGATCCCAAGAAGGCCAACAGTTCGAATCTGATGGCGGGCATCATACCCGTCATGACCGCGAGCGGCCTCGTCTTGCTGGTGCCCGACGAGGCGGAGGGGGAGTGACGGTTTCGATCGACCAGCCGCGGTCGAGCAGGTCGCGTTGCACGTCGGACCAATCCTGGCCGATGGTGAACGCGAGGCGGGGCTCCGCATTGACCACGAGATAGTCCGAGATGAAGAGATCGGCGACAAAATCGGGTCCTTCAACCCGGATAACCCAGTTCTTCATGTTTGACTCCTGTTGCAGGATATGGACCGGATACAGCCTGTGCCGGGAGCATGTGGAGAATGTTGGGCGGCTGGGCTTGATGGTGGGTTTGGTGCCGGTGTCGCTCGCCGACCTCGCGGCGGTGCGTACGCGATTGGAGCGGTCATTGGCCACTATAACGCCGGTTTTGGTGGGTCATCGCCGAGACGGTCATCTTCCGGCCGACTGTCATTGTCCGGCACCGTCCGGATCTCCAACCCCGACCATCCCTCGAACAAACCCCACATATAAGCATCGCCCAACCAGAGAAACAGCGTCGGACTGCGCCACCATCGCGGCCGCCGGATGCGGCCGGGTTTCGCCAGAGGCTCAGAACCAAAGAAGTCCCGTATCGTCCCGGCTGTCAGCAGCGAACGGTGTCGTCTTGCCGGTGCCCGACGAGACGGGAATTGGGGGACAAGGCCGAACGTCCAGCCGCGATCGATGATACGGCACATCACCCCAGACCAATTCAGGCCAAGCGCGAACTCGAAGCGTCGGTTGATGTCAATCACTGCCGGGTAGGAGAGGACAAGGTCGGCGACGAAACCCGATCCTTGAACCCGCATGACGCAGCGCGAGACGTGGAGCATGGAGGTATCCTAGTCGACCCGACGCTGTCGAACCACAACCCATGATAGAACCTTGATCGGGCGATCGGAAACGATCGGCCGGCTGACAGTCGGCACGGCTGGCGGGCGACACCGGCGGCGACCACGGGCGGCCGTCAACGGGCTGAACACCCTGCGTTTGGTGCTCGACCCTCAGGCCGAGCGCTGGAGGTTGTGCGAAGCGGTGGCTGCCGCCGCCGATGTGGGGCGGCTAGGCCGCGCACGACGCCCGACTGGCGCCAGGATGCGCGATCCCGACATTCCCGTCGCTGGTTCTCAAAGCATATCTGCAAAAGTTAATAATATTCAATCTATATATTTATGAACTCAGTACACATTATGTATATAGGAAGTGTGCTATCAGACATATTTTTTCCTATATCATTTTTCTTCTTGACTTCGTGGCGCACCTTGCGTAGGATGATTTTCATAAACGTCGAACTGCGCCCGGCCGGAACCTCCGCGCCGGGCGTTTGCGTTGAGGCGGGCCGCATGCCCATGCGCGCGTCGCCACGTCGCGTCATGACCGGCGCTGCGGCGCGACCGTCGCCGCCCGCTGCGTCGCGCCGACCCGTAGTCGGCGCCAACGCCCGCGTTCCCGCCACAGCCCTAAGCACCTCAGCACAGGAGAGACTGATGCCCGATTCCCTGATCTCGCTGCATGGCCGCCTGCTCGGCCTGTCGCGCAAGGGCAATCTGATCGCCAACGGCAAGGAGATCACCCACCCGGCGGCCGACGTGTCGATCGCGATCGGCGCCGAAGTCGCCAACGTGCGCAGCATCACCCTGCAGTTCAAGAAGGCCGACGGCAGTGACGTCGATGTCGTCACACCCTTCTGGCTGGCGGTGTTCACCGACACGACGGCGACGGCCTACGCCACCACCGGCGGCAGCACCGGCATCGCCATCGGCACCGACGGCGCGCTGCTGGCGGTCATCGCCAAGAAGCTGTTCCACGCCACCACCGAGGCCGACGGCGACTGGGACGGCACCTGGACCGACACCGGCACCGAGCAAGTGGCGCTGGGCGTGATTCTTCCCACCGGCCGGCTGGTGATGTCGGCCGCCTTTGCCAACGCCTAAGGAGCGCCCCCGATGGCCACCCGCAGCGCCAATTCGCTGGCCGACAACGAACGTTTCGTCGTGCGCTTTTCCTGGACCGGCCTGCTGAACGGCGACGACGGCGCGCCGATCAAGTTCGGCCCCTTCGCCGACCGCTCGGTGCAGGTGACCGGCACGTTCGGCACCGGCGGCACCATCGTGATGGAAGGCAGCAACGATGGCGGCACGACCTGGGCGACGTTGAAGGACCCGCTGGGCGCCAACGTCTCCTTCACGGCGACGGGACTGAAGATGATCGGCGACCTGCCGTACCAGATCCGGCCGCGGGTCACCGCCGGCGATGGCACCACCAGCCTGTCAGCCTGGCTGATGATGCGCACGGGAGGCCGCTGATGGACCTGAGCGAAGCCTGCCAGCTGGTGCAGGCGTGGGGCCGCCAGCACGAGGCGGCGATGACCATCGCCAAAGCGGTGGAAGACAAGTCGGCGCTGGCCAACGAGCTGCGCGAGATCGAGTCGCGCGCCGCCACCGCCCGGCGGCTGGAAACCGAGGCGCAGGCCCGGGTGTCGGCGTTCGACTCCGACCTCGTCGCCAGGCGCGACGCCCTTGCCGCCGAGATCGAGGCACGCCGGACGGCGGCGGCCGAAGAGATCGCCGCGACACGGGCGCAGGCCGGGCGGGAAGCGACGACGCTGATCGCCACGGCGCGCGCCCAGGCGGACGAGATCATCGCGGCTGCCAATACCACGGCGGGCATCCATAAGGCCTACCAGGCGGAGGCCGAGGCCGCTGCTGCCGACGCCGAACGCCAGCTTGCGGCGCTTCGCGCCGAGATCGACGCGGCGACGGCGCGGCGCGACGCGCTGCGTGCCGCGATCCGCGCTGCCACCGAACCCTAGTCAACCAGAACGGCACGTCGTCTGACGCCAGTGCGCCAGGCAGGCGTGCGACACCCCGACTTCTATCCGCTTCGGAGACTCATCACATGGCCAAATACATCCTCTCCCGCTCCAACGTGGCACTGAGCACCAGCGACGACACCCTGACCATCATCTCGGCCGCGAACCGCCGCTTCCGGCTGGTCGAGGTGCTGATCGGCGGCATGGGCACGGCGAGCGCCGCCAACGAGCTGCGGGTCAACCGCAGCACTGGCGGCACGACCGGCGGCGGCGCGCTCACCCCCGTGAAGGAGGCGGCCGACGCGCCGACCCAGGGATTCACCAACTTCACTACTTGGGCGACGCAGCCCACCCTGTCGGGCGACCCGCTGGTCCGCCTGCCGGTCAACGCCAACGGCGGCGTCGTGCGCTGGCTGGCGCGCGCCGACGAGCAGTTCGAATGCCGCAACGGCGAACAACTGTCGTTCCGCAGCGCTGTCGGCACGTCGAACGTGTCGATTACGGTAATCGTCGACGAACTCTGAGTTTCGGCGGTCGCGTTCGATGGCCGACACCTGGTTGCCCGGCCTGCCGGCGTTCGACCCGGCGGACTCGAATGGCTTCGACGATCTGCTGCTGTACGGCCGCCCGTCGGAGGCCAACGTCAACGACCGCGACCAGAAGGCGGCGCTGTTCGACGTCCACCTCATGATGCTGCGACGCAATGCGTGGTGGTGGTCGGACTTCCACAACAGTCAGCCCAGCGAGGTGTTCGTCAACGTCAGCGGCGCCGGCTCGTCGAACGGCGCCGACAATGCCGACGCCAAGTCACACCCTGGTGTGCAGCGGGTCGAGTGCGGCACGACGTCGACTGGCTACGGATTGTGGACCAGCGCCTCGGCCTACGGCTTCAAGGTCGGCGGCGGGCGCATCAAGCTGATCGCCATCCTCAAGACCGACGGCACGCTGTCGAACGGCACCGACCGCTACACCTTGGCTTGCGGCCTGACCGACACGCTGGCGGCGCACGCGCCCACCAACTGCATCATGGTGCGCTACCGCGACGACGTGAACAGCGGCAAGTGGCAGTTGGTATGCCGCTCGGGCGGCAGCGAGAGCGTCGCCGACATCGGCGTCACGGTGGCGACCGACACCTGGTACCGTATCGAGATCGACATCAACGCGGCGGGCGACTCGGTGACGGCCACGGTCAACGGCACGACCAGCGCGGCGGTAGTGACCAACATCACCGCGACGCAGATGTACTTCCAGATGGGCCTGGTGCTGAAGAGCCTCGGCACCGCCAACCGCCGGCTGCTGATCGACGCCGGCGGCTGGGTTCACGCCTTGACCAACGCGAGGTGATGCATGGCCCGGACTTTCGATCGCCAGGACGCCCAGAAGTACGTCAACCGAATGCGCGCGCTGGTCACGGCCGACACGCCGCCGGCCGACGGCTTCGACCTGCACTACCCGACGATCCTGCTGCTGTTGGTCGAGGAAGTGATCGAACTGCGCCAGCGCGTCACGGCGTTGGAGCAGGCACCATGAGGCTCGCCACCCACTCCCAGCGCCTGGAGCGCTATCTCGGCGCCGACGAGATCGAGGCCATCAGCGCCTCGATGCGCGACTGGTACGGCCCGCCGATCGCCGTCGGCCGCGTGCCGGGCGAGGTGTTCGCTTGCAAGGGCGGCGACTTCCGCGGCCGTATCGAGGCCGGCGCTGAGGGCTCGCTGCTGGAGCGCGCTGTCGACGGCATGTATCGGCTCAACCGTCGCATCGGCCGGCTGGCCGAGTTGCAGCGCCGCCGCGCCGTGTTCGGCACCGGCTTCGCCTCGCTGTCCGACCTGATCTACGAGGCGACCAACGGCAAGCGCCAGGAGATCGCCTACCAGAAGGTCGGCACCACCGGCGTTGTGGCGGCGACCAACACCCTGTGGTTCGTCGGCAACCAGCCGGCGGCGGGCGCGGCTGCCGCGGCGGCACCCGGCGGCACGGTGCCGACCTCGGCCACCACCGGCGCGCTGCCTTTCAACAACCCGACGACGAGCGGCGACACGACGCACTTCGTCGGCGGCATGCCGCTGGCCTCGGTGGCCGGCAACACGCTGCTGCTCTATGACCGGCTGTTCTCCGTCACCAAGACGATGAACAGCACCGCCACCGAGGCGGTGACCGGCGTGCCGACGCGCTACCAAAGCACGACCGCCGGCGCCGAGAACAGCGCCGAAGGCAATTTCCTGATCATCGAGTGCCGCACCGTCCTGGCGGCGACGGCGCACAACTGGACGACCTGCCTCTATACAGACCAGGGTGGCACCGGCTCGGTGACCCTGCCGTCGGTGACCGGCAACTCGGCCAACATCGTCAACCGGCTCGACCAGCCGACCGGCCAATGGTTCTGCCCGCTGGCGACCGGCGACAGCGGCATCAAGGAACTCGACCAGATGCAGTGCTCCGCGGCGGTCGCAACGGGCGCCATCGACTTCACCATCGGCCACCCGCTGGCCTTCATGCCCTGCCCGGTGGCCAACGTCGGCTACTGGACCGACGGCATCAACAGCGCCTTCAACCTGGTGCGCATCTTCGACAGCGCCTGCATGGCGTTCCTCGAAGTCACCAAGTCGGCGACCGGCGCGACGACGTACACCGGCACCGCCACCATCGTCGCGGGCTAGGCGGCCCGCCGGATAGGGGCGGGCCATGTGGTTTTTCAAGGGTGGTGGCGGACGGCTGTTCAAGGCGCCACAGGCCAGTTGGGCGCGCGGCGTCGTCCGCACCGTCAGCGACTTCCTGCCGTTCTCGACGCGCTGGGGCACCGCCAGCGACGAGCGGCGCCAGGACAACAACAGCCCGCAAGCGCTGGAGACACCGCAGCCAAGCCGACTGCTGCTGCAGTCCGGCGACCTGTTCCTGCGGCAGAGCGGCTACAAGCTGCTGTTGCAGGACCAGCGGTATGATCCGGGTGCGCTTATTCCCGCGGCGGCCGAAGCCGACGTCCCGGCGATCGAGACGACGGACGCCGATGATCCGGCGCCCCATGACGTCGCCGCCGGCCTTGCGGTCCAGGACACGGCCGTCGTCGCCGATCAGCCACCGCGCGCCATCGACGCCGAGGCGGAAGCGGACGACGGCGATCCGGCGCCGTTCGACTTCACCGCGGCAACGCCTATCGCCGACATCGCCATCGCCGATCAGCTGCCGGGCGTGGCGGGCGGTGGTGTCGACGACAGCGACGAAGACCCGGCCCCGGTCGACTGGTACGCCGCAACGCTGTTGCCGGCGGAGCACGACGTTCCAACGGCGGCGCTGCCGGACAGCAGCATCTTCGAGGACGCCGAGGACGGCACGCCGTTCGAGTTCATCGTGTCGATCGCCGTCGGCGACGTCATCGTCGCGGCCGACCAGCCCCCCGCTACGGCGGCCAACGACGATGACCGCATGGCGGCTGACGACGACGAGGCACCCTATGACTGGACCGGCGGCTTGGCTGCGTGCCTGAATGAAGACGCCCCACCCGAACTGGGCGTCGCCGCCGAGTGGTACCAGCGCGTCCGACGCCGCCGATAGTCTGTCGCGTGCGATGGCCGCGCCGCAAAGCAACGAAAACAGGGCGCGCCATCGTCAGCAAGACACGACGGCTCCGTCGACGCCGCTCTGGACGCCCAATCCCGGGCCGCAAACAGTGGCCCGTGCGAGCTTGGCCGACGTGCTGCTTTATGGCGGGCAGGGCGGCGGCGGCAAGAGCGATCTGCTGCTCGGCCTGGCGCTGCTCGACCATCGGCGCTCGCTCATCATGCGGCGCATGCGCAAGGAGCTGCGGGCGCTGACCGATCGGATCATCCAGATTCACGGACGACCGGGGTTCAGCCAGCAGCCGATCGCCTGCCTGCGCACCAAGCAGGGTCGGCTGATCGAGTTCGGCTCGGCGCAGTACCTGGGCGACGAGCAAAGCTGGCAGGGTCAGCCGCACGATCTGCTGGCGCTCGACGAGGCGGCGCAGTTCCTTGAGGCGCAAGTTCGGTTTCTGATGGGCTGGGTGCGCACGACCGAGCCCGGCCAGCGCACCCGGACCGTGCTGGCCTCCAATCCGCCCCTGTCGGCCGACGGCGACTGGATGATCGGGATGTTCCGTCCGTGGCTCGACGTCACGCATCCCCATCCGGCCAAGCCGGGCGAGCTGCGCTGGTTCATCACCGACCCCGACGGCAAGGACGAGGAGGTCGCCGGCCAGCAGCCGGTCGAGATCGACGGCACGCTTCTATACCCAAAGTCGCGGACTTTCATCCCGGCGCGGCTGAGCGACAACCCGTACCTGGTCAAGACCGGCTACCAGCGCGAGCTCGATGCGCTGCCCGAGCCGGTCCGCTCGGCCGTGCGCGACGGCAATTTCATGGCGGCGCGCGCCGATGACGCGCAGCAGGTCATTCCCTGGGATTGGATCCGCGCGGCGCAGCTGCGCTGGCAGCCCGGACCGCCGCGCGGCGTGCCGATGACGGCGATGGCGGTCGACGTGGCGCGCGGGGGGAAGGACGAGACGGTGCTGGCCATGCGTTACGGCGGCTGGTTCGCGCCGCTGCTCGCGAAGGCCGGTGTCGACACCAAGGACGGGCCCGCGGTGGCGGCGCTGGTGTTCGGCGCGCTGCGCGACGGCGCGCCGGTGATCATTGACATGGGCGGCGGCTGGGGTGGCTCGCCGCTGGATCATCTGAAGCAGAACGGCATCGACGTCACGGGCCATCTCGGCGCCGCCGAGTCGCACCGCCGCACGGGTGACGGCGCGCTCGGCTTCGTCAACGCCCGCGCCGAGGGTTGGTGGCGCCTGCGCGAGGCGCTCAATCCGCACCAGCGCGAGGGCAGCCCGATCGCGCTGCCCGACGATCCGCGCCTGGCCGCTGATCTGGCGGCACCGCGCTGGGAGATGGCTGCGCGCGGCATTCAGATCGAGAGCAAGGACGCGATCCGCGCCCGGCTGGGCCGCTCGCCCGACCGCGGCGATGCCGTGGTGATGTGCTGGCACGACGGCCAGCGTGCCGCCGAGCGGCTAATTGCCAACAAGATACATGGCAGCGGACGCGGACCGATTGTGAACCTCGGCCACGGCGTCGCCAAGCGTGTCAACAGGAGATGACCATGGGCGCACTCTTCAGCACCCCGAAACCGCCGGCGCCGCCGCCGCCGGCGCCGGATCCCGACAAGGACTCGCCGCTCGCCAAGGAGGCCGAGCGCCGGCGCCGCGCCAAGATCGCGCAGCGCGGCGGCCGGGCGTCGACCCTGCTGACCGACGCGCTCGGCGGCGGCGGCGACTATAGTGGCGGCGATCTCGGCGGCTGAGGGCATGGCCATGGACGCCCGCGTCAGCGAGATCATCCGCCAGGGCGACGCGCTGTTCGAACAGCGCCAGCCGTTGCTTTCCCTGTGGCAGGAGCTGGCCAGCCAGTTCTACCCGCAGCGTGCCGACTTCATCGCCGCCCGCACGGCCGGCGCCGAGTTCGCGTCGCACCTGATGACGTCCTATCCCGTGATGTGCCACCGCGACCTCGCGGCGGCGATCAGCAACACGCGGCCGGTTGGCGCCGAGTGGTTCAAGGTCGGCGTCAAGGACGACCGCCTGAAGGATGACGGCGCGGCCCAGGGCTGGTGCGCCTACGCCACCGGCGTGCAGCTGCGCGCCATGTACGACCCGGTCGCCAAGTTCACCCGCGCCACGAAGGAGGGCGACAAGGACTTCGCCGGCTTCGGCCAATGCGCCATCACCGTCGAGATGAACCACCGCGCCCAGGCGCTGCTGTACCGCAACTGGCACCTGCGCGACGTGGTCTGGCGCGAAGGTCCCGAGGGCGAGATCGACACGGTGCACCGCGACTGGCGGCCCACCGCGCGCAACCTGGTCAAGGAGTTCGGCCGCGAGCGGCTGGCGCCCGAGCTGCGGGCGCGGCTCGCCGACGAGCCGCATCACGAGGTGCACTGCCGGCACGTCGTCATGCCGGCCGAGGATTGGGACTGGCGCAAGAAACCGCGCAACGCGGCGCGATTCCCCTATGTCTGCCTGTACATCGACACGCAGCATCAGCACATCATCGAGGAGACGCCGCTGGCGGCCTTTCCCTGGGTGATCCCGCGCTGGGAGACGGTCAGCGGCTCGCCCTACGCCTTCAGTCCGGCCGCCATCGTCAGCCTGCCCGACGCGCGGCTGCTGCAGGCGCAGATGCTGGTGATCCTGGAAAGCGGCCAGAAGGCGGTCGATCCGCCGCTGATCGCCAAGCACGAGTTGTTCCGCAGCGACATCAACCTGTTCGCCGGCGGTCTCACCTGGGCCGACATCGAGGCCGATCAGCGGCTGAGCGACCTGTTGATGCCGTTGGGCGCTGATCGCGGCGGCGTCGGCACCGGGATCGAGCTGGCGCGCAAGGTCGAGGAGCTGCTGGCCTCGGCCTGGTACCTCAACAAGATCTTCCTGCCGGCCTTCGACCCCGGCGAGAAGATGACGGCGTTCGAGGTCTCCAAGCGGACGGAGGAGGCGTATCGCGCCGCCGTCACCTTGTTCGAGCCGATCGAGGCCGAATACAACGCCCGCCTGTGCGAGGCGACGTTCGAGACCCTGATGGCCAACGGCGCCTTCGACATGGCCTCGATGCCCGAGGTGCTGGCGCGGCGCGCCGTCGAGTTCAGCTTCGAATCGCCGCTGCGCCAGGCGCGTGGCCGCGCCGATATCGCGCGCTTCCAGGAGGCGGCGCAGCTGACCGGGCTCGGCGCCCAGCTCGACCCGGCGCTGGCCGACAACTTCGACGCCGAGGCCGCCTATCGCGACGCCTTGCGCGGCGTCGGCGCGGCGCCGGAATGGTTGCGCGATGCGCGCGCCGTCGCCGGCCTGCGCGCGGCGCGGCAGAAACAACAACAGCTGGCGCAGACCGCCGCCGTGATTGGCGCCGGCGCCGACGTCGCCGGCAAGGTCGGCGACGCCGCCGCCCGCCTGCGCGATGGGCTGGGGTCGGCGGGGTGAGGGCTTTCGTCGTCCTGAGCGCAGCGAAGGACCCTGCGGTGGTGAGGCAGTGACTGACGGCACCGACAACGGCTGGAACCGCGCCGCTCCAGCGGCGCTCATGGTCATGAGTCGGCGCTTCGCGCCGCTGCGTCGCTGGAGCGACGCGGTCCGACCCGTCATGTCAGGCGACAGTGACCGGACCAATGACCGCGGAGTCCTTCGCTGCGCTCAGGACGACAACGCAGCTCAGCAACCACCACTCTGTCCGAAGATGAGGACGAAGTGACTCACTCCACCCCTTCGACCGCACCCGTACCCGTCGGCCACCGCGATCCGGCGCGACCGGCGCCGTACGACGACGCCGACGTCGCGGCGATCCAGGCGCTGGCGATCGGCGTGGCCGATGCGGATCAGCAGCGGCACGCATTGCGCTGGATCGTGGAGACCGCGGCTGACGCGTATGGGCTCAGCTGGCGCGGCGAGTCACACGCCACGGCGTTCGCCGAAGGCAAACGGTTCGTGGGCTTGCAAATCGTCAAGCTCAGCAAGCTGCGCCTGGACACCGTGCGTGCGGCCGTCAATGCGAAGGATCCAGGATGAGTGACCCCGATCAAACGGCCGACTCCGGCGAGACCGCGGCCAGCGCCGCCAGTGATGCGCCCGTGGCGCCGGCGACGGGCGAGGCGCGCCAGGATACGCTACCCGCGGTCGCCGACTTTCCCGCCGACTGGCGGGCGTTGGCCGCCGCCGGAGACGCAGACGTCGAGGCGTTGCTGGGCCGCTACGACTCGCCGCGAGCGGTGGCGCGGGCGCTGAAAGTCTTGCGTGCCGAGCTGTCGCGCAAGGGGCCGAGAACTGCGCCGCCCGGTCCGGATGCCGCACCGGAGGTTGTCGCCGCCTGGCGCCAGGCGCGGGGCATACCAGCGCGCTGGCAGGCGTATGGAGATGCGCTGTCGCTGCCCGAGGCCATGGTGCTGGGTGAGGCCGACACGCCGGTTGCCGAGGACTTCTTTCAGGCGGCGCATGCGGCCAACATTCCGCAGTCGCACGTCGACGCGATGCTGCGCTGGTACTTCGGCCACAAGGAGCGCCAGGACATCGAGCGAATCAATGCCGATGCCGATGCCCGCGACGCCAGCGCCACCGCGTTGCGCGGGGTCTGGGGCACGGCGTACGGGCGCAACGTCAACGTGATCGGTTCCACGCTGCGGCCCATCTTCGCCGCCTTCGGACTCGATCTGTTCGATCGCCTGCTGCTGGCGCGCATGCCCGACGGACGTATCGTTGGCGATGACGCCGCGATGACGCAGGCTCTCCTGTCTTTGGCGCTGCACATCGATCCGGCAGCGCGCCCGACGCCGAGCGCGGCGCAGGGCCGAGATCAACAGATCGCCGGCCGTCGTGCCCAGATCGAGGCGATCATGGCGGCGCCCGATGCCAATACGCGATACTGGGGCGATCCGGCGGTGCAGCAGGAGTATCGCGACTTGCTCGAAGCGAACACCCGACAGGGACGCCGCCGAACCTGAGCCGCTCCAGCGGCGATTTCCACCGCGCGGCGTGCCGGCGGAAATGCGTCGGCAGACGTGGTCCCGACGCGCCATGACATTCGTGCCGGCGCGACGCCGGTCATGACTCTCGCCTGATGTCCGGCTCCTCGGTCTTCGCCCCGACGGGCGGCGACGGACCCCGGCGCTGACGGCACCCACCTGCCGACTGAACGACGCCCCGCAGCGGACGTGCGCCGCCCCCGACCCGTACAGGGCGGGCTCCCGGCGCGCGCCGCGCGGCTCCCGACGGTCGTCGGCGCCTCTTCATGGAGAATGAGATGGCCGACACGGCATTCCAAACCCAGTACCTGCAAGAGCACATCCAGTCCTTCGAGCGGCGCCAGTCGGCGCTGCGCGACATGGTCAGCTGCAAGGCCGAGATCAAGGGGAACATCGCGGTGTTCCTCGTCGCCGGCTCGGGCGGCGCCAACGCCGTCACGCGCGGCGTCAACGGCAACATCCCGGGGCGGGCCGACGATCTGAACCAGCTGACCTGCACCTTGAGCGAGTGGCACGACGTCGTCGAGAAGACGTCGGTCAACATCTTCGCCAGCCAGGGCAATCAGCGGCAGATCATGCAGGAAACCACCATGGCGGTGATCAATCGCAAGATCGACCAGCAGATCATCACCGAGCTGGAGACCGGCAGCAACGACACCGGTACGGCCCAGCCCGGCTCGCTCGGCCTGGTCGCCCATGCCCGCACCATCCTGGGCAACAACAATGCCGGCGGCGGCCGGCTGTGCGCCGCCATCACGCCGGCGTTCCACGCCTACCTGATGCAGACCCCGGAGTTCGGCTCCGCCGACTATCGCGCCACCGAGCCGTTCGAGAAGGCGACCAACGACCAGACGATGGAGAAGTTCCGCTGGTACGGCATCGACTTCGTCGTGCACACCGGGCTGACGGGGCTGGGCACATCAGCCGAGAAATGCCTGTTCTGGAACGTCAAGGCGATCGGCCACGCCGCCGACACCACCAACATGAAGTCGCTGGTCGACTACGACGGGCGTCACGACAAGAGCTGGGCACGCAGCTCCATCTTCATGGGCGCCAAGTTGCTGCAGAACAGCGGCGTGGTGGTGGTCAACCACGACGGCAGCGCCTTCGCGGCCCAGTAAGGAGAACCGACATGGCTTACAGCACGACCAACCCGCCGCGCATGGTGCTCGACCTCGGCGTCGGCGCCTCCGCCAAGCTCTGGGTCTACGCCTCGGCCGACGCGGCCGCGGCCGTCGACGCCTCGGGCTATTTCACCGACGGCTACGACCGCGGCATGCGCGATGGCGATCTCATCTTCGTCTACGCCAGCGGCACCAAGATCTGGAGCGGCCATACCGTCACCGTGGCGGGCACCGTAGTCAACCTGGCCGACGGCACGACCATCGGCAGCGCGACCAACACAGACTAGCATTGCTCATGCCTCATCCTTCGAGACGGCCGCTGCGCGGCCTCCTCAGGATGAGGCTCACCGGCTCCCCACGCTTGGGCTCACGAGCTCCTCACCCTGAGGAGCATCGCGTAGCGATGCGTCTCGAAGGGTGAGGAGCTTCCCGCTCCGTGCGGCCGGAATTCTTCGCCAAACCAACGTTCACTGAAACGGGCCTGGCCATGGGCACTACCAAGCTTGCCGTCTACAACGGCACTCTGCGCTTGCTCGGCGACACGCGCCTGGTGTCGCTGTCGGAGAGTCGCGAGCCGCGGCGCATTCTCGACGACCTATGGGAGGAGCACGTACGTGCCTGTCTTGAGGCGGGCAGCTGGAACTTCGCCCTACGCAGCGTGCAACTCGGCAGCGATCCCGATGTAGCGTTGGCGTTCGGCTTCCAGTATGCGTTCGAGAAACCCGACGACTGGCTGCGCACGGCGGCGCTGAGTGCTGACGAGACCTTCGGCACTCCGCTCACGGACTATGCCGACGAGGCCGAGTACTGGAAGGCCAACGTCGATCCGCTCTATGTGCGCTACGTCTCATCAGACGGTGCATGGGGCATGGATCCCACGCGTTGGACGCCATCGTTCTCGCTCTATGTCCAGGCCCACCTGGCAGCGGAAATGGCGGCCCATCACCGCAACGCCCAGTTCGCCGACCTCGACCGCCTGCGCCAGCGCCGCCGCGCCGAGGCGCTGGTCAAGGACGCCGTCGGCCAGCCGCCGCAGTTTCCGCCGCGCGGTGGCTGGGTGCGGGCGCGCTGGGGCGGCGCGGCACGCCATGAACGGAGCCGGCCGTAGCCATGGGTAAGACCAATGCGGCCATCGCCGCCTTTAACCGCGGCATTGTCAGCCCGCTGGCGCTGGGTCGGGTCGATCTCGAGCGATTGCGGCTGGCGGCCGAGGAATGCGTGAACTGGCTGCCGCAGGTCCTGGGGCCGATGAGCCTGCGGCCGGGCCTGGGATACATCGGCGCCACGAAGAACAATGCCATCGCCCGCTGCGCGCCGTTCGTGGCGGCGACCGCCGACGCGCAGATGCTGGTGTTCACGGACACCACGATGCGCGTGCTCAAGAACGACGCCTACGTGACGCGGCCGCCCGTCACCACGTCGGTGACCAATGGCGACATGAGCGGCGGCGGGGGTTGGAGCACGACGCTCAGCGGCGGCGCGACGGCCACGTTCAACGTCAACGGCAGCCTCGAGCTGAATTGCCCGAACCGGGGCGGCAAGGCCGTCGTCGGCCAGACCGTGACAGTGATCGGCGCCAATCAGAACATCCCGCATGCTTTGCGGGTGGTGGTCGCGCGCGGCCCGGTCACCTGCCGGGTCGGCACGGCCAGCGGCGACGACAGCTACGTCCGGACCACGACCCTTCGCACCGGCACGCACTCGCTCGCCTTCACGCCGACCGGTAACTTTCACGTCGAACTGGAGACCAGCGACGACACCTACCGCTATGTCGACAGCGTGCAGGTGGAGGCAGCCGGGACGCTGGAATTGCCGACGCCGTGGGTGGCGGCCGACCTGTCGAAGCTGCGCTGGGATCAATCGGCCGACGTGCTGTTCGTGGCCTGCGCCGGCCATCAGCAGCGGCGCATCGAGCGGCGCGACAACGATTCGTGGTCGGTGTGTCTGTACGAGGCGGCCGACGGGCCGTTCACGCCGGCGCGAACGGCCGCGGTGCGCATGGCGTCGACGGGGCTGACCTTCGGCCTGACGACGCTGACGACCGACGGGCCGTTCTTCAAGCCAAGCCATGCCGGCGCACTATTCCGCCTCTTCGCCAACACGCAGGTCAGCGCAGTCGGCTTGGCGCGCGAGGACACCTACACGGCGGTGATCCGCGTGTTCGGCAACACCGCGTCGGAACGCACGGTCAACGTCGCCATCGCCGGCTCGTGGTCGGGAACCATCACCTTGGAGCGCAGCTTCGACGGCGAGGACAGCGGCTTCAACGGCTTTTCTCAGTACACGGTCAACACAACAACGACCGTCGACCTGACGGTGGCGAACACTGCGATGTGGGTGCGACTCGGGTTCCGGCCCGGCGGCTATGCGTCGGGCGTGGCGACCGTCACGCTGAGCTACGCTGGCGGCGGTCGCTTCGGGATCGCCCGCGGACTGCAGTATACCTCGCCGACCCAGCTGACGGCTGAGATCCTGCGGCCCATGCCGACGACGTCCTTCACCGACGACTGGCGCGAGGGCATGTGGTCCGATAGTCGTGGCTGGCCGACGGCGGTGGCGTTCTACGAGGGCCGCCTGTGGTGGTTCGGCAAGAACGCCATCTGGGGCAGCGTCTCGGACGCCTACGACAGCTTCGACGAAGAGTTCGAAGGCGACGCCGGCCCGTTGAACCGGACGATCGGCAGCGGCCCGGTCGACAACATCAACTGGGCGCTGCCCCTGCAGCGCCTACTGATCGGCACCGACGGCGCCGAACTGTCGATCCGTTCCTCGAGTTTCGACGAGCCGCTGACGCCGACGCAGTTCAGTATCAAGGACGCCGGCACCAACGGCAGCGATCGGCTGCCGGCGGTCAAGGTCGACCAGCGCGCCTTCTTCGTCCAGGCCGGCGGCGTGCGCCTGTTCCAGATCCTGCTGGATGCCAACGCCGCCGACTACCAGGCGCGCGAGGCCGACATCCTGGTACCGGAAGTCGGCGAGCCCGGCATCGCGGCGCTGGCGGCGCAGCGGCAACCTGAGACACGAGTGCATTTCGTACGTGATGACGGCACCGCGGCGTTGATGATCTTCAATCCGGTCGAAGACGTTTCACCCTTCGTCGAAATCGCGACCAGCGGCGCGGCCGGGTTCATCGAGGATGTCTGCGTGTTGCCCGGTCAACCGGAGAACAGGGTCTATTACGTCGTGCGCCGCACGGTTGGCGGCCAGACCGTGCGCTACGTCGAGCGGCTGGCGAGCTGGGCGCAGTCGCAAGGCGCGACGGACACGCGGCTGAGCGACAGCCACGTCGTCTACAGCGGCGCCGCCACGGATACGATCGGCGGGCTGTCGCACCTCGAAGGCTTGCAGGTCGTGGTCTGGGCCGACGGAGTCTGCCCATGGGACGATGCCACCGATGCGCCGCGTCTTTTCACGGTGTCTGGCGGGCAGATCACAATTCCCGCGGCGGCGTCCTTCGTCGTGGCCGGGCTGCCCTACGAGGCACGCTACAAGAGCGCCAAGATGGCTTATGCCGCCAGCGTGGGCACCGCGCTGGGGCAGAAGAAGAAGATCAATCATGTCGGCCTGTCGCTCTACAAGACGCATCCGCGCGGACTCCGCTACGGCGGCGACTTCGTGGTCATGGACCGGCTGAAGCATGTACGCGACGGGGCCGTCGTCGATCATGACGTCGTCATCGATCAGGCCGACGAAGACATGAGCGCGTTTCCCGGCAACTGGGACAACGACGCGCGGCTCTGTCTGGCAGCACAGGCACCGCTGCCCTGCACGGTACGGGCGGTCGTCGCCGACATTTCGACGTCGGACCATCGCTGAGGCTGTTGAGCGACCGACCTCCGGCGGCAAGCCATGGCCCGCGTCCCGCCGTACGCTTCCGATACGCCGCCATGCGCCGACGGCCCAGCGGCCCGTCGCGTGACAATCCGGCCGGCGACGATGGCCGATTTCCGCACTTATTGCGGCCGCACGCCACCGGCGCGCTGCCGGGCCTGGGTCGGACAGGGGCCCGACGGGCGGATCCTCGGCATTGGCGGCGCCGTCTACCTGTCGTCGGGCGTGCGGGTGTTCCTCGAGGCGTCAGCCGAAGCGCGCCGTTTCCCGGTCGCGCTCCACAAGGCGGCGCGCATGGTGCTGAGCCATCTGGCGCGAAGCGGCGTTCCGGCTGTCACGCTGGTCGTCGACCGGCGATGGCCGCAGGCCGAGGCTTGGGCGCGTCGCCTCGGGTTTGGCGCCGACAAGGACGGCAGCGACATCTGGGTCTGGCGGCCATCGAGGCGGTGCGTGGGCGCTGGCCGCGACGCGGCAGGGAATCGAGCGGACGCGGCGTCCGCGCCAACCGCAAAGGATGCGTGGCGCCGCCACGCCACCGACTCCGATTCTGAACGACGACGCTGACCACAAGGAGATTCCATGCCTGAACTTGAGACACAGGTGTTAGCCGTCTGCAAAGACTCGGTGCAGAGCCGGCTGAAGACGTTATACGCCGAGCGCGGCAACGCGGCGCTCGACGGCCGCAAATTCGACAACCGGCCCATCCAGGCGGCGGAGGTTGAGCTAGCGGGCCTGGGCGACGCCGAGGTCGTGGCCTTGCATCGCCGCCGCGTCGCCGCGCGGGCTGCGCGCGATGCCCAGCGGGCCGAGGCTCAACGCGAGATCCGCTCGGCCGAAGGTCGGCGGCTGGAGGCGGTGGCAAAGGCCGAGGTACTCTGCCGCGAGTTGGTCGCGGCCATCGATGAAGCCAAGCGCGCGGCCGACCTAATCCGCCTGAACGCCACGGCGATGGAGCGGCCGGCACCCCTGGCGCTGATTCCGCACGCCGTCGAGGCGCGCTTCAGTGATCGCCTGATGGTGCTGCTTGGCGGTGTCGCGGCGCGCGTGGGCTGGTTTGGCCACATCGCGCTGAGGCGGCCGTTCGGCTACAGCGCCGCCGACGATTGGTCCGCGATCGAGCGGCGCGCCACGGCCGGCGAACTCGCCGCGCTCCTGGACGAGCCGGCTCCGTCTGTTGCCGCATCGCCAGCGTCGACCGGGCAGGCCGCAAGCGATGCGATCGCGTGACATGGACGGACACAAGGAGATGACGATGGATCTGACGGAGGCCTGCGAGATCGTCCAGGCATGGGGCCGGCAACACGAGGCGGCGATCGCGATCGCCCGGGCGGTGCAGGACAAGGCGGCGCTGGGCAATGAGCTCCGCGAGATTGAGGCCCGCCTGGCGGCGTTGCGCGCCGAGGATGCCGAAATGCGCGCCCGCATCGCCTTGCGCGACAGCATCAATGCCGAGATCGACAACCAGTCGGCCAAGCTCTCGGCGATCCGTGACGCGCTGCGCCGGCTCGGCGAGGTGTGACTGGGTTCTCATTGGTGGAAAGAGCTGACAGAACGCGAGGAGCAGAATCGATGACACCGCCCGCCATCACACCTGAGCTGATCGAAAGCGCCGGACAGCCGGCGATCGATCCCGCCAACGTGATCCTTAACGCCGAAGGATTCGCCTTCCGCTCGATCTTCGTGCGGCTGCCGCGGGGACTGGCGGCTGACGACCTGAAGGAGCCGGCGATCTGGCGCCGGGTTCAGGCGAGTCCGGCGCGGCTGCGCGAGCTCGACCACCTGACCCTGCTGGCCTTCGACCGCGACTGGATGGCCGAGGCCGTGGTCGGCGCCGCCGACGCCGCCAAGGTCGTGCTGGCCAAGCCGCGCCTGACTGCGTTCCCGCCGCGCTATGACCGGCTGATGGAGGACGAGCGCTACCGCATCGTCTGGGCCGGCACCGGTTATGTCGTGCAGCGCAAGTGCGACGGCCAGGCCGTGTCGCTGCCGGCCGCCACCGTCGCGCTGGCCGAACGCGACCTGCGCCATCTCTATCCCCAGAAGGTGGCCTAGCATGACCGAGGTTCGCACCGCGCCGAGCGCCGCCACCGCGCCCGCCGCCGACGGCGATCGCATCGCCGCCATCGAGGCCATCATCGCCGGCCGCGAGTCGGCGCGCTATTGGCACGACCCGGCGCTGCAGCGCGAGTACCGAGACCTGCTGGCGACCGTTGCCGATGCACGTGGCGCGAACGCTGGCCGTCGCAGCACTGAAGCTGCGGGCAACATCCTGCGCGGCGACATCGGCGGGCCCGGCTATCCCCCGGCGCTTGCCGATGCCGACGGCGACTCCGATCGCAACCACGACGGCGACGACCGGCGGGCCGCCGGGGCGGCGAGTGACTCGCTATCGCCCGCGCCACCCGACGCGGTGCGCCGCGCGGTCGCGGCCGACGCCGCCGGCGCCGCACTGCTGGAAACCTGGGACCGCCTCGGCGGCGGCGTGGCGCACATCGCGCGCCTGCAGGACGCGGCGCAGTCGGCGCTGCGCCTGATCGCCGATCCGGCGGTGTTGGTCGCCGGCTTCGACGCGCTACCCGCGACGGCGCGCGCCGCCGTGTTCGCCGAACTGGCGGCCGGAAAGCCAGGCTACGCCAAGCCGGCCGCCGACGAAGCGCTGGCGCGCTTCACCGTCAGCCCGGAGGGCGCCGAGCTGGCGCGGTCGTGGGGTACGGCGGCGGCGCAGCGCGTCGGGCTGTTCGATAGCCGTGCCCGTCGCATCGTGGAACGCCTGTCCGACGACGACGCGGCGGCGCTGCTGCGCTGGTTCGACGGCCTCGACGGCCGCACGGCCAAGGGCTTGGTGCTGGCGCTGACGCAATAGCACCACGTCCGAGGCCGCTCGACGTCGCGCGACGCGCGACCTGTCATCGCGACAAGACGGACGCCCGCGCCGCCGGAGCGCATCGGCGCGCCCGACGGATCGCCACCCGCGCCAGCCAGATCAAACGGGCGAGCGGCGCTGGGCGGGCGAACGCGCCGACGGACAGTCATCCACGCCGACCAACTGAACAGCAGACGCGTACCGACACCGGCGTTGCTCTAGCGCCGCGACGGGTCGGCGCGCGCGGAGACCGACATGGCGGATTTCGGCATCAGCACGGCCATCGCCTTGGCCGGCACGGCGCTGTCGGCGGCCTCGACCATCGCCGGCGGCGCGGCGGCCAACAAGCAGGCCAAGGCGCAGGCGCGCCTGCTGGAACAGCAGGCGCAGCAGGAGCGCGC